CGCGAGATTAGACAGGATCAGGTAAAGCTGGTCGTTCGCAACGTCGATCATCTCGGAAGTGATCTGCTGCGCGCCCAGACGACAACGCCTAAAGGCATGGTCAATGACCTGCCTCGTCGTGAACTGAGTCGTCGAAACTGTACCGGAAGTCGCCATCAGGGTCCCTCTTGCGCCATGGTCTACTGCACCGAGCAGACCCCTCTGACTACACGGAAGCTATCTTAGCATTTACCGCCGCCATACATCGGCTTACGGCGATGCACCGGCATTCCGCCCTTGGACTTCATATCCGGGTCTACGCCAGGTGCGTAAGCCTCAGCATGGCGCATGCGCTGCTCGGCCCAACGCTCCATGGCGCGCTCCTTAGACTGACGGCGTCCTTTGGCGGCTGTGTAGCGAGTCTTCGGTCCCTTGCTGGCGTAGCCGCCGTCTTCATAGCGCGCACCCATCTTCTGACGCGCACGCATCTGCTCGGCAAACTTCTCCATCTGCGCCGCCTTCTCCTTGTATTCCGGAGTGGACTTACGAGCAGCAGTCTCAGCAGCCTCTTTCTTCATTTTGCGGCCGCCAACGAACTCCATGCCCTTGCGCATCAGCGACTTCGCAGCCGCCTTAGCAGGAGCACGCAGCAGCGCACCAGCACCAGCCACGTTCATCAGGTTCTCAGCGTAGCCACGCGCCTTCTCAGCACGCTCCGACGCCGACATGCCTGTCTCTTCGGCTTCGCTGCGGAAGCTGGTGCTGCGATCGCTCGGCAACTCCATCTTGCGCTCGCGCTTGTACTCCGACATCTCGGTTACGTTGCGCTTGCCACCACGCGACTCAGGACCCTTGCGACCCATCTCGGCCTTCGGGGCTTTTTCCTCAACCTTGGCCTCTTGCTTTGTCTCTTCCTTAACTTTAGTCGAGTACTTGTCGCCCTTCCACGAGAACTCCTTGAGTCCTTGCTCGCGAGCCTTGCGGAAAGCCTCTTTGAAGCTGACGTTGCTACCACCGGCACTACCGGACTCTTCGTAGCTGGTCAGGCCGCCTTCGGCCTTCTTCTTAGCACCGGCTTCCGACAGCGCAATCGCCATCGCTTGCTTCGGGTTCTTCACCACAGGACCTTTCTTGGAGCCTGAGTGCAGTTTGCCTTCCTTGTACTCGCGCATGACCTTGGCGATCTTCTTGCCCTTGGCTTTGCCGCCCTTGGCGTATGGCTTCAAAGGACTCGTGCTTACCTGCTGCATTTGGCCTTCAACACTGGGCATCATGACTGCTCCAGCGCCAGAACCACGCGACGGATCGTACTGACCGGTTTCATTAGCAATGTACTCAACGCGTTTAGCGGCAGGAGAAATCATCGCGGGTTTACCACGACCGGGAACCAAGTTTTCGCTTGGAAGTTTTACACCGCTACCTCGCGGCTTAACACCCATCTTCTGACGAAGCGCAGCCGTCTTAGCAAGTTCAGCCTTACCCCTTTCGCTAGCAGCCTTTCCGCGAGCAAGAGCGGCTTTGACGGTAGAAAGGCCACCGTCAGCGTAGCCCTCATACTTGCCCTTAAACGGCTTTGACGGAGCTAAGTCCATACCGCGACCCGGCGGCTTCTTAGCAGGCAAACGATCCATGTCGTAACCCGGAACACGACCGCCCTCGGCGTAGCCCTGTCCCTTGCCGACCTTTGGCATCGATGCCATACGCGGAGCACCAGTGGCCTTTCCAACATTGCTTGGCATCTTGTTGGAACCGTGGAACCCGCCAGCCGACGGGAACTCAAAATCTCTAAGATACTTAACGCCCATGTTCTTGCTCCCGTCGCTTTTCGCGACCTGCATCTTTCAGTTTGCGCTTCTTCGGATTAAACCGTCGTCCGCGCTCCACATCTTCATCCCGACCCCAGCTCTCAAAATACCGCGCAGGCATTTGGTGCTGGCGCTTATAGTCACCCATCTAGCAGTCCCATTTCCTCAAAGATAACGCTTTTCGCGTCGGTCTGCCTTTGTCATCTTTCATCGGACCCGGCATGCCAGACATCCTGGCGCAGAACGATTTACGTCGCGCCGCAGCCTTCGGGGACTTCTTAGCCTGCCCCGCAGAAACCGGCGGCTTCAGGTTCATCCCCTGCGCCTTTGCCGATCGCCGACCGGCTTCGTTCAAACCGCCCTCAGGATTTTTTCCGGCTTTGCGCTGCCAAGCGGGACTCTTAGCCGCTCCGCCCTTGGAGTACATCTGCCAGTCTGACCAGTCGCCCTTGCACTTCATCAGCCGATTCTCGTCATGTTGAAGATGACCGAGGGAACTTCTGGAATCACACCGGAAGCAGCAGAGTAATCCAATCGGATGGTGGTGTTGTCCGTAGACCAGACCAACTGCACGTAGTCACTGACACTTAACGATTCAAAAATCGTAACCTGAGCCAGTGTTTTTCCGCCGTCTGTTGACTTTGGAACCGAAATTACAGAAGCGGAGTTGTCAATGTTGTTCCCGTTTCTGCGATACCAAAACGTAGCAAGGTGGTTAGCCGTGTCAGAGTTAGAAAACTGAATGCTAGCGTTAATGGAATAAATCCCAGCCGCAGCCACCGTGACGTTCGTGCTCGACGCAATCGTGATGCCCGTATTAAACGGCGCAGCGTTGTTCAACTGCACGACATAGGCCACGTTAGCCGATGTGGCCGTCTGGTCTACGTGAGACTCAAATTGGCCAGTCGCACGATTCGTGATCGTGTTGTAGGGAATCGCACCAGCCGTAATCGCAAGCGAACTAAATGTGCCTACGCCATTGCTGATCGTGACGGAGCCTAGGGAACTGCTGCTGATCGAGACGGAACTAAAAGCACCGCCCGTGATGTTGAGCGAGTTGCCCACATACGTCTTGATCTGCTGCGCCGAAGCCTTGACAGAAGTAGAGGACTGAACCGCTTCAAACAGTTCAGTGCCCCCAAGAGCTGTGGCCGCTGAAAGATCTGTGATCTTCTTATTAGCCATGGCTTACTTCGTCGATTGTTGGACGCAGGTAAAGCGAACCGATCCGTTGCCAGAGTTAATCTTCAAACGAACCGCACGCATCAACGTCGTCGTGAACTGAGTCTCGTCACCCGTAGCCGCCGTCAAGCTCGCATTCGGATGCGGGACCGCCAACTGCTGGATGCTGGTGTCAAACGGGTCTTCGTTCGTGTACTCAACCGAGTAGTTGACCGTACCGCTGACCTTGTTCGAGATGTTCGTGACTTGGTTCGGCGTGTAGATGTCAAGCGGAATCCAAGCCGTGTAGCCCGGAACACCATTACCAAGGCTGATCGTCGCGCTGGTCGGAGCCGAAGCTGCAACGCTCGTCACCGTCGCAAATGACAGCGAACCAGTCACCGTGCCCGAAGCCGTTACGGCCAGAGTCTCGGTCTGCGAAGCGCCGTTAGGAGCCGTGCCGGTTACCACGAAGTTCACCGTGGCCGTTTTCTCGCTGAACACAGTCAGCACCGCAGGCACCGTCAATGTGGCAACGCCACCCGATACCAACGCACCGTTTAGCGTAATGACGCCAGACGCATTCAGAAGCTGCGCTGCCGCAACGCTGGTGCCGCTTGCCGCCGGTTGTGATCTTGTAAAACTAATAGGACGCATGGTTGCTTTCCCTCACAATCACATAGAAAAGAGGGGCCGAAGCCCCCCTCTCGTTATTACGGCGTCAGGCTGTCGTACAGGGCGATGTAGCGCGTGGTGCTTCCGATGAGAACCGGAATGCGACCGAGCTGGCCAGCGACCGTGCCCGAAACAGAGCCGTTCGTGAGCAGCGTGCTGCCGATGGTCAAGCTGGTGACAGTCAGATTGCTGATAACAGCGGAAGAACTAAGAATTGTGCCGGAAAATCCGTTATCGGAAACAACCGGTCCTGAAAAGCGTGTCTGAGCCATTATAAAACTCCCTTTAAGTGTCCGTACTTGAGCGCAAATTTTCTGACACTACTCGTATCAGTACCCAAGGCACGCCCGCGCTCAGCATAAGACATGTCTGGATTGTCTACTATGAACTTGATTTTGGCAACAAATTGTGGATCTGAAAAAAGCCTTTCTTGATGAGCCTTCTTTAAGGTTGCGCTGTACTCTTCAGACTGATAGTTAAACTTGGCGGCTCTTCGTCCAATCCGAATGCGCTCCCTGACTTCTTCAGAGTGCTGTTTGTTTCGCATCGGGGCTTTGGCAAAGTCGGCAATGTTAAAAAAAACAGGCTCTTCAAACCAAGCTTCACCAGAAAGAAATGCGTTTTCAATGACATCAAGGTCATCCGTGTCTTCGCATCTTGCCTCAATCTCCCAAGCAAAGCTGTCTGCACCATACTTGTTGTAGGAGTGTTGAAGCCTTGGATTTGGATGCTTGTTCCACCGAAGCAAACGGAAATGTTCGCGAATGCGCTTTTTAACGCGCTGCGACTGACCCACGTAACAAGTGCCCGTAGCCTTGTTAACTAATTTGTAGATCCCGGCAAACTCGTCTGCGTATGGCACAAACAACCTCCTTGGAAGAAGTGTATGCCAGAGTCAAGCAAAAAGAAAGGGGGCCGAAGCCCCCTCTCTCTAGTCACTTGGACTGATCCCCGTCAAACGCCAGCTGTTCCGAACACCGTGCGCGGGTCGGTCCAACCCACCGCGTAACGCTCGGTGCTCTTGAAGCGCGTGGAGTCAGTTTCGAAGTCACCTTCCATGCTCTTCTCAAGGCCACGACGCATCATCAGCTTCAAGCCTTCCGGCGCGTCCGTCTTCACCCACCAAGCAGTGGTCGAGGTCAAACGCGAGAGGTTGGCTTGGCCGCCAGCGAGGAGGCCCATCGACTTCACCGGGTTGATGTCGTTGTCAGCCGTGCCAGTACGGAGAACGCTCTTCAAGAGCACTTCCGCTTGGAACACGTTCGACGGCGACACAACGAGCTTCTCCGGGTTCAAACGGATGCGCTTGCCGTTGTTGTCAACAGCGTTGCGGATCTGAATGAGGATCTGCTCAAGTGAGGTCTGCGACAGGTTAGCCGGAGTCGTCAACTGGTTGCTGAACGTGCCAGCCGCAATCGGGTGGTTGTTCGCAACGAGCGTCACGCCGTCGCCGCCGATGTAGCCGGGGGTGAAAGCACGGTTCAACACGTTGGCGCAGAGGGTTTCCTTCGTTTCGATCAGCGACTGCGCCAAGTGCTTGGCATAGGTCTGGCCGATACGGATGTGGTCACCATCTTCCACGAGCACCTTCGTGAGCGCGAATGCAAGGCCATAAACCTTGTAGACGTAACGCTGCAAGAAGAGCACGCCACCAGCCTGATACGTGACAGCGGTGCCGTCCGGAAGCTCCGGGGCCGCGCCGAACCCGTACAGAACCGGCTCTTCGTGGTAGTTGCGGGGAATGCCCTGCTGCTGGACGAAGACTTGCTTCCACTCGTCAGCACGCTGGTCATAAACGCCATCGAAAGCCTCGTTAAGAATAGGCTCAACAATGGAACGAAAGTCAGTACTACGCATTGGGACTGCCATGTTCTAGTCCTCCTTTAGAATGCTACACGGTCAGCGACGAACTGGTGCTCGCTGATCTGGACCTGAACGATGGTGTAAGCGTCACCCCACGCATTGTTGACCTCGGGAGCGAGGTTCACAACACGGCAGAGAGCGCTGCCCGTAGTCGTCTTGGAAGCAACGTCCAACATAGCCTGCGAGAGGCCCGTGGTGGTGCTGCCAGCCGTAACGCTGTCAAAGTCCATCTGGGAACCGATGTCACCCACAACGAGCGACGAGTCCGCTTGGATCTCGTACACGATGGAGGGATCGGTCGTGACATAAGCAACGATTTCGGTCGCCGAAGTACCGGCGGTCCACTTGTTGCTCACGCGGCGACGGCCATCAGTGTCGGTGAATTCGACACCCATGAACGTACCCACGAACGGAGTACTAATACCAGCAGCCTGAATGTTGCCCGTGGCACTAATCACAACTGGCTGGAACTGGAGAATGTTGGCGTTGTAGCCCGACTCAATAGTCATAGCGACGGGACGGATGATGCCCGAAGGACTAAAAGCCGGACGCAGGCCAAAAGCTGCACTGGTCGAAGGCATTTGGTTATCCTCTAAATAAAGTTGCTAGGTCACCACTCTTGCGGAGCGCGAACCTTAGCGGATTCCCGCATGGCCGACATGCCGTCACCTTCGTCCATTCTTGAACCCATACGCTGAGCTTGTTCCTTGAACGTCTCATTCGTATCGGCCAGTCGCGCTTCTTCGTCATTGGGTGCATCGAAGTGCACCGCTTGCATGTACTTTTTGTACAGCGACATGGGAAGCTTAAACGCGAGCATCTCGTTGACGCCAACAAACCCCTGCCATTCGCCAGTCTTGATGGAGACGTATTCCCAGCCGGGAACCTCCTCCGGTTTAATCGGCTCATATCCAAGCCGAATCCTAGCCTGAATCGAATCTCTAGGGTTCGTGGTGGTCAACCAGCAAGTGTGGTAACCCGGAATCTTCGGCAGATCAGGCAACGCGGCCTGAATAAACTGCTGTCGAAACATCTCAACTCGGTCGTCGTCTGACAACTCGCGGCTCTCAGTGGCTGCGCGATCATACGCGCTGCGACTCTCACGACCTTCGCCAAGAACTTTCTTCAGTCTTTCATCGCTCATATAACTCGCTCCCTTGTTTAGCGAGAAGAATTGTTACGATCGTAGTCAGCATAACGCTTTATGTAGCGTTGACGCAACTCTGGGTTGTCCCAGACGCCCGCATCAATGAGGGCTTGCTTGCGATCAGGGCTGATATACACCTCTTTTCGGGTAGACGGCGGCGCAAATTCGCGCTTACCACCGACCGGCGGACCGCCACGTTTTGGTGCGGCTTTTGCTTTCGGTGTGGGTTCTGACATATCGGTATCCTCTCCATAACGGTGGGGTAACCGACGGGCCACCCGGTTGTCCAGCTCGACCCAGTAATCTTCCGTTGCCGGATTAAAGCCTTCGGCAGCCAAACGCTGATCGATGATCTTTACGATCGCCGAATCTTCGTCCTTGCCAGAAGGATCGTACCAGTCGTTGGACTTCACCCACTCTTGGGCATAAGCGGCTACGCGGGGGTCCTTGCCAGGCTTGGCTTGCGGAGCCGGCTTCTCAGCCTGTTCCTTTGCAGCCTTGAGCTGACGAGCACGTTCCAAAGCTTGGTCGCGGATTTGAAGTGCCTTGGTGACATCTTCGCCCTGACCCTGCTCAATAGCCTTCGCCATGATCCGCTCAGCCAACTGAGCTTCGTTCAAAGCCTCGTTCAGCTTCTGGTCAACGGCAGAGATATTGAACTCGTTGGTTCGCTGCTCAACAGCATTTAGCCGGCGCTTAAACTCCTCGTTCTCGGCACGCAGGAAAGCGAGTTCACGCTCCTTGTGCTCGATTGCAGCCCGACGCCGGAACTTGCGGTTCTGACGCTGAGCGCGCTTCTCTTCTGGAGTTAGTTGCTTTTTCCCTTGCGCGGAGTCTTCTTCTTCCGAATCTTCTTCGGAGAGGCGACGGTCATCGTCTCCGTCATCTCCGTCGTCGGATTCGGCTGCATCTTGTTCAGAAGCCTCTGCTTCCACTGAAGTATCTTCTCCCTCAGCATCGCTGGGAGGTGTTTCCACTGCAACATATTCTTCAGGCTCCTGAACGTCATCGTTCTCAATGAGTTGATTGTTTGCCATAAGTCACCTCAGATAAACGCTTTGATGGCAAGCGGGTCACCCACTACACCACCCACGATGTCGAGATCATTGAAGATGACGAACAAAGCTTCGTCCTCATTTTCCCCGTAAGGAACCTTCCAACGATCGCCGCCGTACTTTGGTACACGGACGAATTCGCCCTCTTTGCACCAGTTACCTTCCGGCCATGCTTCCATCGTGTTGCGATTCTTGAAGGCCAACGGACCTACTTTCACAACTTTAGCGATCTGGGTATTCCAGATCTCAGTCTCTCGCGTCTCGCTATGCAGAATGATTCCGCCCGAAGAAGTCTTCTTCGCGCTACGAATCTGCACCAGCACTCGCGAGCCAAATGGAATCAAACCCGGCTCTACACTCGGAAAAGCCTCATTCAAAGCTGACATTTAAAACTCCTCTCCGCCCTCTTCATCATCCTTGAGAAGACGATCTATGTAATTAATCGCGGCCTGCAACCCGGCATACGTGCCCACTGCCTTGCCATATTCAAACGTTGCATCCTTCCC